CCACCCTCAGTTATTCCTTTTAAATCTGGTAATGAACGCTTATGCCATGTATCCTCTTTATAATTATACACGTAAGCAAAGTTAGTTCCTGTACCTGAGTTACCAACAGCACTGTAACACACCCACACTTCTTTGTCTCTTGAGTTCAAGAAAGTAAATGTACGATCTCTGTGATCGGGATTAACTGTACTGTAAATATCTTTTTGTATTCTACCTTTAGATATGTCTAGTTTGTTAGGACCGCCATCATGTAAGTAAATACCATAGTTACCTAATACAAAATGTCTACCATCACCAATGTCTTCGAAACAATCTGGACTATATAAACCATCATCTTCAAACAACATTTCACTGGACAAGTAAAGAGGATCTCCAGTATCTTGGTATCTATAAACCGAATCATCTTTGTAAACAATTAGATAGGAACCTAGTTGTTTAGCACCAAGAAGCTGACCAGAGGTTTCTGTTAGTATGTCATCTCCAGCACTATTTGTTGAAGAGAATCTCCAAGTTATACCATTAAGAGTATTAATATCAGTGATAGGAGTAGACCATGCTAAAGAAGAGTTGCCTAGATTTTCATTAGATAAGTAAGCACCACTAAGATTTAAAGCAACAAGTCTATTGTTATAAGCTGCTAGCTTCTGGGCAGTAACTCTGTTTGCTACCACTGCCTCTTGAGCACTACCATCACCTAATCCAGAAAACCAGTTAGAAAGAAACAATGCTTGATAGTTAGGTGCAGCCTCAGTACCGTTATTAGATATACGAATAGGTTGATTAATACCATCATTAACAATGATAACACCGTTAAATGTAAAGAAGTCAAAACCAAATCTACCATCAGGACTTAGATTAGTTACTGCTGTAACAGTAGAAGAGCTACTAATAGGATTAAGTATATCTTGAGATACTTGAAAGGACACTACCCCTGTGGAAGATTCGTAAAGATAAGCTAAGTTAAAACTACTTGAACCCACAGGAGTCCACTGGGTTACTGCATAAACATTCCTAGCGGTACTTCCAGTAGTATTAGTATCAAAGGTTGTAGAAAATCTTTTGACCCCTTGTAAGGAACCATCGGAAGGCCTCATATTGAGACCCTCCGAAAAGTTTTCAGGAGATAACGCCTGTGGTGGCACATCAGTATTTAAGCCTTTTATACCTAAATTTTGTAATGGGATTGTTGGCATTATTCTTCCTCTAAATAGATTCCTAGTTGTTTATATTTTCTGCGAGCACAACGTAATCTAAAAGCTCTAAGCCTTGCATTAACTTTTCTTTTTCTTTTCCAAGGCTTAGTCTTTATTGTTTCCAAGTCACTAGATTTCGCATCCACCTGCCGTACAGGCGAGGGTTTGCGCACCTTCTGTATTGTCTTCCTGCTCATATATTGAGAGTTCATTCCAGTTGATTGACGGTGGAAATTCTGAGAGTGCTGCATTATATTCCTTTTCAGAAACAGGTTGATAAGGTGCTTGCTCATAAGAATGTTCTGAGTAGGGCAAGAACGATACACCTGTAAGGTGATCGAAATTATCATATACCCAGGCTCCCACTTCTAACCACTCATCTTCTTTCACATACACAGTAATAGATACAGAGTGTTCTGCCCAGTTCTGTTTTAATTTCAACCATAGTTTCAATTGTTCAATAGCACTGAGATCGTCTGCCATGATAGAGCCTTTAGGGCTTGCAATCGGGAAAGAGAATATAGTGGTGCTATCTGGTTTCATAAAACAAGGTTCACTAGGAACCCCTGAAATTTTCATAAAGTCAGTAAGAGGATCTTTATTATCTCCACGTACTGTCCGAATGTAGTGTTCAGCAAACCTACCATGAATACCAGAAGAACTGTTAACCAGTTGACTTACGGTACCTGAAGGTTTAATAGTTGTAATAGCTGTTGAAGCAGGAATGTTAAGCTTGTGTGCCCACTCCTCATTAATCTCTACAGCGTAATCACGTAGTTCTTTAATTTCTTCTTCGGTAGCATTAATAATAGCAGGACAATCACATACTCCAGTAAGAGATACACCTAACAAACGTTCTTCTTCTGTATTTGATTTCCAGATACTACGAAGATAAGGAAAGTTAGTAAGTGTAGATTGTAGTGTACCTAGAATAGTTGCTACTCTAATTTTATTTTTAATTGTATCAAGAGTATCTTCTGATCGAAGTACTACTTCTGTTAAATTACAGAACTGATTTGATCTGAGAGCAATCTCTGCACATGGGTTAGTCCCATGAATTTTATCAGAGTCCCTACGATCAGGAGCACTCTTCTGTGCACCATAACGACTGTAAATACCACGTTCACCTGACTTAGATTCAATCAGGGCTGTCCACTCTTTAATGAATGTAAGTGAATCAGGTTTCTGTAAGTATACAGCAGAGTTATTAGCCAAAGCACGATGAGAACTTCCTTCCCACCACTGTCCTGACTTAGCGTTCTGCATTGAGTGGTCACCAAGATCACTTAAAGAAATCATAGCAGATCTGCGTACACCGCCTACCACTACAATTTCACCAATCTTACACATAAGATCGTGGCACTCTAGTGGGGTTAGTTTACGTCCTGCTGCTTTCTTGAATAAATTCGTAGTAAACTCAAGTAGATCTTTAAGTGGCTCGGGACCACTCGCACGTCCTCCCATTGTCTTTAGCTTAGCACCTGCAGGTCTAATTTTAGTGTAGTCAAAGAAATGCACTCGACCCAGATAGAGGTCAGCAATATGCTTTCTTAACGCCTTAGACCAGCCTTCTTTAGAGTCTTCAATATAAATAACTCTACCAGAAGTTTCAAAGTGATCATTGACAATGGGTAGCTTGTTAACATCAATAGCTTCCACAGAAAATCCAACACCCGTACCACACATAAGGATATACATAGCCTCATCAAATGCACGGGAAGTATCCACCTTAAGGTAGGAACAGTTATACCCTGTAATATTGTTACGCTCAAGGGCAGGGCCACTAGCCCACATAGCTCTCATAGAGGGCATGGTACCGAGAGAAGATATAGAAGCAGTTAGCTCCTTACATAACTTATCGCTAATCATACCTTTCCAAGTAGACATATAGCGATTAACTGTTTCATCCCAAGTTTCTCTACGTTGTTCTTCTTCTAACCAACGTGAGTAACGAGAAAGGTGAATAAATGTTTGGTAGTCTGTGGTCATCTGTGTTTCTCCTTAGATAACTAAATTATACCTGTGTTTCCTTAAGTATAACTTATATAATATATAATAATAGGGAAGGAGGGTTTCTCCTTTTAATAGGGGACTATGAAGCCCCCCATTATTTTTAAGGTGATGTTGGCCAATCATCATCAGCCAAGTTAGGCCATGAATCTAATCCACTTAGATTACGTAAAGACTCACGATAAGTAGCCCAAGCTGTTTTAACTTCATTGCTTAATGGACTGTCGTTCATCTGGGTCCAGTCGCTGTCATCCAATAGCTTGTTACGAGTTGTACGATGAGATGCAGCAGTTGTAGCATCAAGGGTAGCCTGATATGCAGCCTCATGTTCAGCTTTAGTGGTTGTAGTTTCTACACCATCGTCATCAGTCTCTGTAGTATCAGCAAACATATCTACTGCTGTGTAGTCGATCATCCAGTAGCCAGCGATAATGTCTTCACCAACCATGTCAGGCATAGGTGCATCATCTTCTGTGTACTGACCAATGACAGGACGTGTGGGTAGAGCGTTGCGCTGTACTGTCTGGTAAGCTGTAGGTGTAGGTTTAGCACCCTCTAGGACACCCACCATGCCAAACTTCTGCATGACACCTTGTGTGATGTTCTTGGGGAACGACACGTTAGGGTTATCCTTGCGTAGTTGACCGAATGTGTACGGGAAGTGTGTTACTGTCCCACCGTTGATTTTAGCATACATGTTGTGTTCTCCTTTATGTATTGCCGTGTGTTATGCGATTGCGTAGAAAATGTATGAGCCTCCAGAGGCATTAACCATTCCACTACTTGTTAAGGTAAATCCCGCTGAGTATGGGTCTATTAGGTCATCAAATGCTTCTTCTGCGCCAGTGCTATTTAAGTTTAGAAGGGGGTCATTGCCTGCAACAATACCTCTTGCAGTATCAAAAACACGCCATTCTCCTATGCTGTCTGTACGTTTAAGCAACACAAATCTAGCACCA